GGCTGCTCTGCAAAGCGTGTCGCCAGTTTGATCAGCCTCAGCCTCAGACGTCCGTCCCCCAGTTCAGCCCCGCCAAATTCGTCTCCCGCCCAGTTTGCCATCGCCCGATCCCTATGAAAATGGGAAAGGGAAAGCAAAGGGTATACCAGACAAAAACGGTCAACTATTTGCCAGGGGCCCATCGGGCGGCCAAGTTATGCTAAGTGAGTTGTGTATAACGAGATGGGTTTAAGCCGACCCATATTCTCAATTTGGCGCCTTCGCGTGCGCTATTGATTTTTTGAAGACTGCACGCTCAAGAATCAAATTCATGCTGCGAAAAGCCAATTGTGGCCCGTACTCCCTTCGCCCGTATTCTGCCCCTACTACATTAGGAGGCTTGCCACAGAATGGACAATTCGTCTCATGGATTTTGACATACATTAGGCAGGCCTTGCAAAGCCTCAGGCGCGGGCTGAACGCTAATCCTGCCATGGCTCTTGAACGACGCTAAATAGTCCAACCCCGAATGATGTCTTTTCTGCAGCAGTAACTTTCTCAATCCTTTCCCTGACGCCTTGTTTTTTTAGGGTAAGGACGCGGTGGTGGCAGAAGGGGTTATTACCTGGCCGCCCAAGTAGAGAGTCCGAGGTCCAAACACAGCCCCCTCGACAAGAGTCAGCATAATAGCAAGTACTGCAGAATCCCCACAGATTCCGAGTACCGATTTTGTTTAATAGAAATAATCTTCTGTCTTCCCAAATTTCTTTCAGTGGTCGAAGGCGTACATTGCCCTCCGTATAGCGGGAGGTTGCTAGTGAGGGGCACCCCTTGATGGTCCCGTCTGCTTCAATTCCGATTGCGCCTATTCCCGCTTGACAACCTTCATAATGATCAGGTATTCGAGCTGGTCCTCTCCAAAGGTGCTCGTAAGGCCCAAAGTATCCAATGTTATTCCCAGCCTGGAGTTGAATACCTTCTCTGTTACACTCATCGAAAAGTCGAGCCAAAGTTGGAAATAGTAAATCGAGAAAATATGGTTGAAGCAAGAGTGCGTCATTGTCCGCCGCGTTGCCCATTGCCACTGTGAGTTGTACTTGCCACGCTGCTATTTGGGCGTCTGCCAAGAGCCGATGTATTTCATCTAAATTGTGCCAATTTTTTGCATGAATCTGAGTGTTAGCAGTCGACACTAGACCAACCGCCTCTGCAGCTTTGATCGCTTGAATAGCCGCGCGAAATGAACCTTTAACCCCACGAATCTGATCGTGCACATACTCAGTTCCATCAATTGACACACCTACGGCAGCCAGGCCAGCAAACTTCGCGCGGCTTGCCAGTTTCTCCGTAAAACCGTACCCACCTGTTTGAAGAACCGGCCGAATGCCGTGGTTACGAGCCCTTTCGACAATATCAAGCCAATCGCTGCGAAGGTATGCTTCGCCCCCAATGATTGCAAGCTCCCGGACACCTAGTTCTGCTAGCTCATCCACCAGCTTAAGAGCCTCTGGCGGACTAAGCTCGTTACTGCGCCGCACCCCTGCTCGAGAACCGCAGTGCCCACATTTTAGGTTGCATTGGAGGGTGAGTTCCCAAACCGCATAGACCGGACGGCGCTCTACTTTGTCCAGGGTTCGAATGAACCGTACAGGTTGGGAACTCAAGCCGTCAGTCCCAACCAAAGCTAATCTTCATGTACGGACCCTCAGTATCGGAAGTCAGCAGCGTCTTGAGAACTCGCGCCATGGCTATGCTGTCTAGAACAACAATGCCGTCCCGAATTGCAATTATGTCCTCTTTTGCCAACTTAATTGACTCTTTCTCTGAGATAGCAGTGACCAGCTGTTTGTGAGCCTCTTCCCATTCCTTGGCTTCATCTGACTCCAAGTCGTCTAACTGCGTACGCTTGAGAAAAGTACTTACAGCAACCAGGTCGCGCATCTCAGAGAGATTTCCTCGAGCGATTGCTTCGTTCAAAGCAACTCCATACATCAACATTGGCATTCCCATTTTTTTTCCTCCTATTTATGCGAAGCAGATAAGCCCTGCCCCAAGCTGTCCAACAAAGTTTGGATTACTGGAGTCAATTGCGACACTGTACTTTGTGCTTGCCAGCACAATCACCTCCCGCGCCGTCATATTTGGATTTCTTGACCATATCGTCGTCAGCAAGGCTGATGCATGTGGTGCAGCAAATGACGTGCCGGAGACATAGTCGAACAGTCCGAGGCTTTGAGCCGCCAAGATGTCTTCGTCTCCGTAGGGGCTACCATCGCCGCCTGGCATGGCAAAACTGACAGATCGCCCAAAATTGGAGTTCTTTGACTTCGTCATAGACCGCGTAACGGCTGCAACTGAAATGCAGTTTGCGTAGTCGGAGGGAAAGTGTGGTTGGCTCGAGTTGTCATTCCCCGCAGAACAAACACATATTGCGCCACTCGCGGTGAGATTAGAAAAAGCCATTGAGACTGCAGTTAAGTCCTGTGTTCCTCTTACTTGCCAACTACAGTTAACCACCAACCTTGGCAATGGCAGACGACCTGCTGTCTTCGTAACTACCTCCCGCGCGACAGCGCTCCGAGCCAGGAAATTTATGGCTGTCGCCCTCCTTGCGTAACTGGAAAGCGCCGAGGTATCTATCGAAACTGGAAGGAGTCTTGCTGATGGACAAAGTCCCAAAGAAAATCCAGGCCCGATTGGAGTCGAATCAACCAATATGCTTGCGACGGCGGTTCCGTGCGAGTCAGGCACTGGGTTCTGGTCTCCAAAGTAGAGTTCATGGCTCTTCAGATACAGCGCGGCAGCAAGGCCTGGGTGGTCTAATGAAATGGGAGTATCAACAATAGCAATCACAATACCTTTTCCGTCGTCCGGCGACCCACCTGTATTGCGATTTAGGGCAAGATGGTTCCATGCTAGATAAGTCGGGGGCGATACCCCGTCCCTCTCTAGGTCTGAGATTCCAGGTAAGTTCGCGCCGTCAAGTACATTAGGCTCTGCGAATAAGACGCGCGAATCTTTCTGAAGGCGGCTTAGCACTTCATCAAGTTCGGTCTTTGTGAGGTTGAACTTGCCAAAGTTTCCACGATGGTCAAACCAGATTAGCCGCATGTCATATTGGAGAATTACGTTAGCTACATCAAAGGCTGACCGACGGGCAAACCCAATGATAATCTCCCTCTTGCGAAAAAAAACCTGATTATTTTGAGCGTCGGAGAATGCAAATATGTCAGTGCGCGCTTCCGCGCGACTAGTTTCCACATAGTTATCATGGTTAGGAGGTTTTACAATCGCGGCGAGGTCCGGGACTACTCGAGAATTGCCGTCAGACAGGAATCGAAATGACCGCAGTTTTCGAGTATTTTCTTTGTCACGAAACGCCACGTCTACGGCTATCGCCGGACTTTGCTCTTTGTATAGGGGCTCGACGAGCCTGCGCCTACCCGTCTTGTCAACAGCAAGGAGTTCCAAGATAAGGCTCCTCCATTAGTAGTCTCGCTGGGTAGTAACTTGAACACACACCGAGCAAGCCAAGGCGCCGTCTTGCGTGAACCAGCGGCAGTCGTTTCGAATCCCGCAGTCAGGGAGTCGGTCATCAAGCGGTGGAAGGACGCTCAATGTTTCTTCAGGAACTTTGCACTTTTGGCCCGTCCAATTCCGACACCCACTACCTTTGCATGGTGATGCAAATCGAAACCGCTTTTCTGCCGCGCGGTGCTTGCTTGCCTCATCAACGAACGCGGTACTAATAATTATTGGAGTTGGAAGGATAACGACCTTAGTGGGGCTGACAGCGCGACCAATCAAAAGTGCGCCGGTCTCGCAGGTGGCGCTAGGACACAAGACCGTCACAGAGCTAGCTCATTGGGCCATAAAGCCCGCAACTCCTCCTAGCGGGCCACCTCTAAGACCTTCAGTGTCATCGAGCTTTCCCAGTTCAGTTTGCACCGTATCCTGAATGGCAGTATCAATTGCAGCTAGCTGCGCCGCCGACAAGTTGAGGCTCTTGAGGTCGACGACGAAGATTCCGGTTAGTTTGGGGGTTTCTGAGGTTCTTGGCATGATAAACCTTCAAAAAGAGTTACAAGGTTGAATTAGCTTCGCTTGTTCTCCGAAGACCGATCATCATCGACGATGTCATTTAAGAACACGCTACCTCTTTTGTCAACGCTTTTTTTGATTCAGAGACGACCGATCTCATCAGCGAGCTGGCCATGTTCTACGGTGTGTCCTTCGAGGCCAGGTGCATTCGCTTGCTCGAGATCACCGGTGACGTGCCGTACTGGTCTATTAGGATAACGGGATGCTGCTCCGCTGGTCACGCAGCGAACCTGCGAAGGTGCAGCGGCTCTGGATAGCCAATCGAAAAGGCTATCCGCTGGAACCGATTCCCGGCACTGTTACTGCGGACACGTTGGTACGCCAATGCCCTGACGGGCAAATCGTGCCGGCGAATCTGTGGTTCAAGAATGACGGCGGGATGCCACGTGAAATGAAACACACGTCGGACACCTTCGAGCGCGTGCTGTCACTGCTGATCGTCCCGAGGTTTGAGCCGCGATGTGCGCGTGACGGGGATTACCGCACGTTCGATACCTACGACCGATTCATCGAGGGCGGGCAGTAGGTGCTCGGGGCCGCCTACGACGGGTACTGGTCATTGGCACTCGCGAACATCAGATGATTTTTCAAGAGCTTCGAGGGGGCGACCAAGGGCAAATTCGAGTTTGACCGAATGTAGTACGGTTGCTTTACGGTTCGACCGCCTTCTTGAACGGACTTCCACTCGTAGAAACCGTTGGCAGGCACGATGCATCTGCCGTGACGAAAAGCTGTACGGAATGCGGGTTTCTCGGCGACGGTTTCCCCGCGAGCATTGATGAGTTTCGTGCCAATAGCAGCGTCCTTGGCCCAGACCGGAATCAGTCCCCATCGGCAGAGGCCGGCCACTCTCCAGCTTTGCGATCCTGAACGAACAATCAGCGCCTTTGTCGTTGGTGCGATGTTGTAGCGAGGCACGAAGTCGAACTCCTCGTCGAGATCGAACTGCTCCCGAATACGGGAAGTCGGACTGTAGAGCGCATATCGACCGCACATCTCAATGGACCTTTGGAACGTCTTCCCGCAGACGACGCCACACGGCTTCGATGATTATCAGTGACGCATCGTCTGGGTTTAGGGTGCCCGCGGATTCCAGCAACTGCCCGTTCCCCGACCAGAGGCCGAGGTTGTTCGGAATCCACGTTCCCAAACCGAAGTGCAGCCGGATGAGATCAGACTCTGACGTGGCTGCAATTTGCGCCTTGTCATCATCCGACAGCGTGGCGATCACTACGCCGACCGCTTCGTCAATCGTGGCTGGAAACTGTTTCTGAGTCATCAGCGTTGGCCTTTGCGCCAATCCCACGGCGGTATCGGGAGCGCATCGAGGCCAAAAGGCGGCACCGTTTCATCAGTGCTCACGAGGCGAGGCAGCAGTCCTGCCCGTCATTACCACAAGGTTCCGCCTAGGAGTCGTTTGACGAAAGCTATCACCGCCTTAGAGGCTTCAGTCGAGGAAGGAAGCGGCGGGATTTCGTTACCAGCTTGGTCGAGCACCTCCTGGGCATCCGTGTACACCCGCGCGAAGTTATCCGAAACAGTGTCAACTACTGCTTTTTTCGTCGGGACTGAAAGCCCGCAAACTGTGCTTTCATCGGTTGCGGTCTCCTCCATCGACAAGGCAAGTTGGTTGATCTCTTTGACTGTGTCACATGAATCCTTCAAGTCCAGACTGGTCATGGCCACGGTAACTGCGATTCCAAAGTAGGGGACTGCCTTGCCTACCAAGAGTGAGACGGTTCGATTTGCTCCCTTGGCTAGCCGTTGTGCAACACCTCTGGAAAACCTCTGTGTTGCCGCCTGTGCTCTCGAGTACTTCGTCTTCCAAGTTCGCAACAGTGCTTCAACTTCGGCCTTTTCCGCTTGGAGCCTACTTGCGTTTGAAATGAAAATATTTGTGGCAGCAACCAAATTCATGGTTTGACGTGCCAAATGATCCTTCTGAGACCTCAGTACTTGCGTGGCGACCGCGACGTCACGCCTCCTGACTTCAGTTGAGCTGTTCTTGAGCATTGGGCCAGCCACTGTTCCTTGTACGACGCTTTCCAGCACACCGTAGGCTTTTGCATGAATGCCGTCATCGACCAGTGTCAAGACGTTGAGCGTGAGCAGACCAAGGAACCCAATGACAACAGCAATCATCCTCGACTGTTTGACGATTGCTCTTAAAGTACCAAGCATTATGTAACTCCCTACTTCTGTCCGCGCCGAAATTCCCACGGCGGTATCGGGTGAGCGTCGGCCCAGAGACCAGCACGCCTGGCTCTGGCTTATTGTTCAGCGAATTCATAGCGCTCAGCATCCTCGGCAGACTGATCCTTCGCGTATTTTTGGTACCACCAGGCTAGGCCTACCGTGATCTGCGCAAGCCCTGCGTCCAGGGTCTTGGGGCAGGTCGGGCAGTCGGCGGGTTGCACCATCACCTTGCCGACGATGCGCTTGTAGCGGTCGCGCTTGTCCCAGACGACATCGACGTCTTTGCCGAATACGAGCGCCGACATAGATTCCTTCGATCGTTGGCCGAACGCTTGGGATTTCTCCGGGGCATCAATGCCCGAAAGACGAATCTTGTGTTGTTGGTGATTGGCATCCAGCACTGTGACCGTGTCGCCATCCGCCACTCCGACGACGGTACCTGTCAGTGTTTCAGCACCGCCGGCGATGCTGACTAGCAGCAATAGAGGCAGTAGCATATTTGCTGTTCTTGTTCGGCTCACAGGAATAACCTCTCGCTTCTCGGTGCCTCCGGAGCCACGCAGAGGTAGCTTGGCGTGACCGTCTTCGTGAACGGGCCCCGTGCCGAATTGCAGGTGGGTGGTGTGGGCGCCACGGGGAGAGCCGTCCGGCTACCGGACTAGAACTTAAGATGGCGTTCGATGACCGCATCGATCTGCTCGATCGACGCCTCATCGGGTAGAGACTCCATATCGCGGGAGATTTCGGCGAGTTTGCCCTGAAGGAACTGCTCTTCCAGCAAAGGGACGTCGAGGCGCTCACGGAAGATGGTTCTTTCCCGAGAGAGAGATCTGGCCGGCAGACTTGCAGATGTCCATGCTCCAAGGCGTACCCCGGCATAAAGTATTTGAGCTTGGAGAGGACTGCAGCCACCGGCACGACAAGCATGAAGGAACATGGCATCGGCGTCCTTCCGTGGGACACTCGGTGTATCGCACGCCACGTCATGAACTACGGATGCCCGTCGATAGTCGTCTGTGTAGGGACTGCCGATTGTCGACCAGAGGGCACGCGGAATGCTAGCGCCATTTACAATGGCGCCTTTCGGGGCCAGCCATACGCGACCAGCGGGATCTGTAAAAGAGAAGTTTTCAAGTAGCTGCATGTCGCGGTCTTCGCCATTGGCGTCAACGAGCCACTCGGTCTTTGGATTGCCAGAAAACGAGCCGTGTGCTGACATGGGGCACTCCTTGCAAAGTTAGGACGAAACCGCCAATGAAGTCAGCGGGCGAATGACCAACTTTTTCCGGCCGTGGCGCGGATCGCGGCCGGTTGGGGCGGTAACGGTCGTCCTTACCGTGAGACAACAGCGGAACGCCGTTTGACTGAATACCCGCGACAATCGTACTGACAGTCATTGTAAGCGAGGTTTGTCTGCCTTTGAACGTCAAGGCGGCATGCTGTCAACCTGCCCGACGCCTGTCCCGCCGCAGAAATCTCACGCCTCCATCACAGCACCTCCTTCACTTCCTTGGCCACCTCATCGATCCCGGCATCACGGTTTCGCTCGATGAAGTTGAAGACCAAGCGCACGATCGCCCACCCTGGTAGGCCGCAGCCGAAGATCAAGCCGCCCAGCACCACGAGCCCGGTCACCGAATCGACCCACTCCTGCAAGCGGAAATACTGGACGGGCAATCGCCCCGCCGCCGATTTGGGTGATCACCGTGCTGATCAACCCCACCGCCAACTCGCGCGTCGAGCGGGGCGGCGTCATCAGCATAACTACCGCGCGCGCAACCATGCGGAATTGACACCCCCCGCGCATGCTCCCGAAAGTGACGCGTGCGGAGGACGTCTATTGCCGTCGATGACACGGACAGACGATTGCGCTCTACACTACGCTGCGCAATACTCGCTGGCATTGTCGCCACTTCGTCTGGCTCGTTCCAGCACGGCGGCTGATCCTCCACAGCGTTAGCAATAGCGCTTACCCATTCTGGAGCCTACCGATGTCTCGTTTGAAAAGTCCCGCCATTCTCCTCGTTGCGGTGCTTTTGTCATTATCTTTGCACCTTTCGGCCGAGGAGATCTGCGCGATTGAAGACTGCACAAAAGATGCCCAGATTGGGTGTTTTCGCGGCGTGGAGAAGGTGGGGAAAAAAGGCGTCGCACTCACAGAAAGGGAATTTCTCACAACGTTCATGCGCTCGAACCCGAGCGGCAGTCTGGAGTGCTTCCGACAACAGGTGGTAGCCGCCGGCAGTAACGAGATACAGAGCCTGAGTGCATTCTCCGGTGTCATCGGCGGCGATGTCAAACCGGACAACGTCGACATCGTGAAGATTGACGGAGACTGGCAGATCGGCTTGATCGATCTCGATGACGGCGGTCAGGGCAGCCTTCTTGGCGACGTGTTTCACACGCTCACTTACAATGAGGTCTGGGAACCGCGGCTTACCTTCGATGAGGCGGTAGCAGCGTATCGCCTGGGCCTTAAGGGGCAAAAGCTCAAGGACGTCCCGCAGGTTTTGGGCGATTCGAGTGCACCCGAACGATCCTGCAAGGAACTAGAGGAGAAGTGGAAAAAAGCCCTCGGGAGGGATATCAAGCGTTTGGAAGGCGAAGACGCCAAGAGTGCGGTCAAACAGCGCTACGACGCGGACCAGAATACCTTCTCGAAGGTGGTTCAGGAGATAGGTGAGGTGCAAGATCATGGGTTCGAGATGAAGACAGCAGGCGGGGGGAGTATGTGCATCCCACGCTTTGTCTACCTAGTCAGCGACAAAGAGCAGAAACGTTGCGATATCGTGCAGTTCAAACTCCAACGGCCACCAGCTGCAGCCGTGTTCAGCGGCGGGGAGGCTGATCATAAGCAGCGACTCGCCAGTCTGACCGAGTACTATCGACCCGGTGGCGACATTGGCCACCTCGTCAAGGCCGAGCCTGTGCGGGGAGAGAGCAAAGGGTACTATATTGCTCGTTACGATAGAAACGAGAACTTCAAAGCTACCTTGAACAAGCGCCTTGACAGTGAGCACTTCGCGAAACGCCACGCCTACTCGAAACGGATGCTGCACTGGCTGGGCCAAGTGCATGCTCAGCAGAATGCCGAATATGCGAAACAGTTTGAGGAAACGTTTCCAACGACTCGCGACAAACTTAAAGCGATGATCGACTCACACATCGCGTACATGGAGAAGCGAGCGGGCGGACTGGAGCCTTACAAGTGCTCCCCGTGAGTGATCATCCTCGCACGCATATCTGATCGAGCGCGGCTGCCAGAGCGAGCTTTGTACCTCACCGAAAGCAACGAAGCAAGGGGCGATGGTTGGCGAGGTCGTGAGATTCCAGAGAAGTCGTCGCTGACTCCGCCAGTAGGACCTCAGCGGGGAGCCCGTGCCCAGTTGCTGCGAAGTGATCGGGTATTCAGCAGCGCGATCAGGAGAAAGAAGGCGGCGGTAGTGTGGGGTAGGGTCGAATTCTTCATTCGGCCGCGCCTCGTTGAACGCATCGAGCAGACTGCGGAGTTCGCTGATGCCGCGTGCGGCCTCCAGCATCCCGCATTCATTACAGTACCTCCTTCACTTCCTTGGCCACCTCATCGATCCCTGCATCCCGGTTGCGCTCGATAAAGTTGAAGACCCAGCGCACAATCGCCCAGCCCGGCAGACCGCAGCCGAAGATCAAACCGCCGAGCGCCACGACCCCAGTCAGCGAATCCACCCACTCCTGCAACCGAAAGTACTGGACGGCGATCGCCCCGCCGCTGATCCCGGTGACGACGGTGCTGATCAAACCCACCGCCCACTCGCGCGTCGATCGCGGCGGCGTCATCAGCATCACGACGATGGCCGAGAGCAATGCCCCGCCCGCCGCGGCACCTCCGGCGGCCTTGAACGCCGCGGCCCCGGCGACGCCACTATTTGTTGGTTCTGGCACGAACTCTCCAATGCAAAAAGACCGCCGAAGGCATCTGCCTCGGGCGGTCAGGTGGTTGAAACGGGATTGTGTTCGAGGCAGCGAGTTCTGCCGCGGTGGCTTGTCATGTGTCCGGAGTAATGCGAACGACGTTGGACCCATCGGCAACCAGCATGGCCCGCTTGCCCTGCGCCACCACGACGCCGCTTCCCGCCACCGTCTTGAACGTCGTGGTGAACGCCCCGCTGTTGTTGCAGAACACGACGGCCTGCCAACTGTTCGGCACGATGACGTTCCGATTGGCGGTCAGTACGCCCGTCGTCGTCAGGTAGGAGCATCGCGCCTTGTCCGCATTGGCCGGCGCAGTCAGATCGACATCCGCCGTGGTGACGGCAATGCTGCCATTACTCGGCAAGAAAGCCGGCGCCACCCATGCCCGCTGATCCGTGTAACTCGTCACCGATGACGCCCCGGTGACGGCGGTGTAGAGCGGAATCGATCCGCCGGTGAAGCCCACGGTATTCTTCGACACCACGCCCGCGCGCGTCGCCTCGATGTAATTCGTGGTCGACGCACTCAGCACCAACGCCGCCGCATTGTTGGCAATCGCCGTGAGCACGCCGTCGACCAGCATCACGCCGCCGTAGTAGAACCAGTTGAGCCCCGAGCACAGACTGGCGCGCCGGCCGAACAAGGTCGCCGGGCTGACGGCGTCGAACAGCGCATTTGCCGTCACTTCTTTGGACGCCTGCGATTGCGCGATCAGGTCGAGATTCGTGGTGCTGCTGGCCATGGTCTACCTCGTGAGGGAAGCGGTGAGCGGATATCCCCGGCCAACGGTGGCCGAGATCTGAGAGAGCTTGAGATACAGCGTCGCCTGGTTGGTGCCGAAGTCGGCGACCTGATCGGAACTGGCATACACACAGAAAGGCGTGCTCGCCGTGATCGTCCGCTTCACCGCCGCGTAGCTGCCGTCGGCGTAGACGTCGATGGCGTACGCCTCGGTGGCCTCGCCAAGCGACGCGTCGACGTAGTCCCGCCACTCGCCCCCATCGCGCGTGCGCCGAATCCAGGTCAGCGCCCAATCATTGCTCGAAGGGTCCCGGTCTCCGGTCAGTGCGATCGGCGATAGTGGCTTGAGATTGACCCCCTGATACGCGAAGGCCCGGTTGGCGTCGGTGCTGATGTCACGATCAACGGTCACGCCGCGGTAGAGGTACGACAAGCCGATCGTGCCTGCACTCATCGCGATGGCCGCCACGTCGGTGGGGTCGAGCAGGATCAGCGCATCGCCGACCGCATGCAGCCCCATCGCCCACTCGCTGCCGAATCGTCCGCGCAATAGGTTCTGCAGCACGTAGCTCGTGCCGCTCACCAGCGTGCAATCTTGCGCCGCGATGATCTCCCAGCGCCCGTCTGCCCCGTACGCAAAGTGATTCGCCCCACCGAGCATCGCCAGTTGCGTCATGCTGAATAGTTCGCCTTGCGTCAGCGTCACATCGAGCACGTTGGCGTTGTCGATCACCCGTTGCTCCACCGCGCCGATGCTGTTGGTGCAGGTTCCCAGGGATGCCCCCGGTGGCCCGAAGTCCTGCAGACTTGCCCAAGTCGAGCCGGCGTCGGTCGACTGCATCAGCACCCCGCCTCGCCATCCCGCCAGCGCACCGGTCATCGCCACCAGGAATGACGGCCCCGACTGCGCGCTACTGACAGTCGGCACGTCCATCAGCACATACACCGACGCACCTACTGGTGTGACTGTCGTCGTCCCGCTGACCACCGGCGAAGCCCCGACCGCAGTCGGCGTATAGATCGCCGCGCTGGCGTATTTCGCCTGGCACGCAATCCGTCCGTCGCTGGTGTAATGGATCGCCGTCAGGCGCAGGCTGACGTTGCCCTCGGGTGTGACCAGCGTCACTACGTCGCCCGCCTCCAACTGGTTGTACGTCGGCGGCAGCGTCACTGACACGTCGTAACGCTCCAGCCAGTAGAGGTAGAGCAGCACCTCCGCCTTGCCCGCCGCTTCCGTCGCCGTCAGCACGATCGGGAGATCAAGCACCAGCGCGTTGATCGCCGCCGTATTGAGACGCTCGGCGTACTGCGTGCCGGCGTTGTGCTCACGGTCGTAATCGAGATGCTGCACCGTCACCCGGCGCGGAAGCTGCGAATCCATCTCCCGGCTGGTCGTGATCTGCACTCCCGGCGCGTCTCCTTCGCCCCGCGCGTCGAGGTCCGCCGCAGGAATGGTAACGACGGACGCCCCTCCGCGCACCACAAACCGAATTTTGTAGCCGTGCGGCACGACATCGAACGGCCAGGCCGCCTGCAGCGGTTCAAGCGCCGCCCGGATCGCCCCGATGCTGCCGACGCGGTAACCGCGCACCGACTGAGCTAGCGCAGTCACGTCGATGTCGCCGCTGGTGAGCAGGCCGGATTGCAGGCACTCGGCGGCGACGATTGCACTCAGCGACGTATCGCTCGGCGTGATGCCGCTTGTCGCCGAGGTGAACAGAAACGCCCCACCGACTTCATTGCTGAAGGACCCCCAGGCCGACCCGTTCCACCCTTTCTGGAACGAATCCGGCCGGTGGGCCGGCAGGCCGGCAGTTGTCGTGTGCGCCTCCCAGTTCACGCCGTCCGGGCTCGTCGCCCACTGCGAGGTACCGTGTTCGCAGAGGAAGAATTCAGCGCCGTTCCAGTTCGGATTTCGCCATCCGCCAACCCCGAGACAAGGCGGCAGATTTACCCAGGCACTCCAGCTGCCGCCCGAATCGGTCGACACGGCCACTTTTCCCGTACGCGTGCTCTGGTCGAATGCCGCCATCAGCAACGATGATCCGAAGGCACAGATCCCGTAAATGTGGGAAACGCCAACCGGTACGGCTTGTTCCGACCAGGTGCCCACGCCGGTGGTGGATAGGAAGAGCCGTGGCACGGCCCCCACATTCCCTCCGACGATGAATACCGTGCCGTTATGGCACGGTTGCGAATGGCCACAATCGAAGTTCGGAACAATCCAGCCGTAGTTGACGAGCACGAAATTGGCATCCAGAAGGACTGAACGCGTTCCAGCCGCGCTGTTGCCATCCGTGCCTTGTTGACCCTCGATGAATAAAACGCCGCCGTTGCCAGGAACGATCCATTTCAAAGTCCAGCGGCCGAATGACCCACTCCAGCGAACCACCCAATTGACCTTGTCGCTTGAGGTGGCGACGCCTGCGCCCGAGAACCCGGGCGTCGTCGGCGCGCTGGCGATGTACCCCCCCTGGTGATAGAGAATCCGCGACCATGACCGAGCGGGCATGGTGGCGATTTGAGTCCATGACGCCATGTCCGGCGAGGTCACCATCCGCGCCGTTGAGGTGTTCAGCAAGATCACGCCGTACCAATCCACCCCATCCCACAAGGGCCCCGAGTGGGACGTCAGGCTCGGCAAAGAAAAGAAACTTACGTCGGCAGGCCCGCCGACCGCGCCCTGCTCGACCACCTCCACACGAACTTGCGCGCCGGCCAGACTATTCGCGTAGCGCTCCAGCGCCAGGTCGTAGAAGACGAGGTAAGCGAGCCCGCGCCAGGCCGGCGTATTGGCGACATCGAGCGTCGCCTGCATGCGCGCATCCGCAGCCTGGTTGTCGGTGCCGAGGTAGATCTGGAAACCGCTGGCCGCCGCGTTGCTGGCCGCGATCGTTCCTGGATCTGACGAGCCCGCGTCGTAGATCAGATCCGGACCGATCCAGATCCGGCGCACGCCGACAATCGGCCCCTGGCACAGGCCGACGGCAAAGGTCGCCGAGTAGGTGTAGGTGCGCGTGGTCGTCTTGCCGCCACCGCCCTTGCCGCCGGACTTCTTCCGGGTGACCGTTTCCTTCAGCCGGTTGTTCTCCAGCCAGAAGACGTTGCCGTTGACCGTCACCGTGCCGTAGACGCGCGGGATGACCGCACCGTAGGTGCTGGTCTGGACCGACAGGTCATTGAGCCGCGGGCCATTGACCGTCGGCCCTTTGGGCGGATCGAGGTAGCCGCCGAGCGTCATCCCGATCTGCGCCCCGTACAGCGCGCCGCTGGGGGTGCCGCCGCCGAGGAAGAACCCCGCCACCGCGCCGACGAGCCCGCCGACCACCTGCCCGCCACTGCTCATTCGATTCCCCGGAAGCGATAGACGCGCACGATTCGCTCCGCCCACATGCTGGACAGCCGGTGCTCGCAGCATCTGCCCACCGACTCATAGGCGTGGATCAGGGTGTCGCCGGCGGTGATCGCGAGGTGCTGCGGGTCGCCTGCAAAGCGCATCAGCAGCACATCACCCGGTCGCCGGTCGTCGACCATGGCGATGCTCTCCAGACAGGGCTGGCTATCGAGCGAGCGTTCGAGTTGCCCATCGACCGGCGTACGCCCGTAACCGGACACGTCGAGATGCCCGACGCCGATCTGGCGTGCGACGTGGATCGCCACCCCGGCACAGTCGAGGCCGAAGCCGAGCATCCGCCCCTGGTGGCGAAACGGCGTGCCGAGGCACTGCCGAGCGGCAGCAAGGATATCGTCGGCCGTCATCAACCGCCCTGTCCGACCTGCGCGTAGGTGCTGCCGGTGGGAATCCACGGAAAGCCGCCAAAGTTCGCCACGTTGGAGAACGTGCCGGAGCCGTCCCAGCGGTTCTGGCAATCGGACAGCCGCTTGCGGCAGCCGCGCACCATGCTGTAGGCGTTGCCGGCCACCGGCAGGTAATAGAACGGCTCGAAGGTGGTGATCACCCCACCCGCGAAACTCTTGATCTCCAGCGCCTTTAGCCCGGCATTCGGCCCACTGGTGAATTGGATCGTGCCCGCGCCGAAGGTGTCGTCCGCTTCCGTTCGTGCGGCCGAACTGAACACCGCCGCACTGGTCACGTTGGTCAGTGTGCCGATAACGGTGTTGGCGGCCAGCGAGACGCCGCAGCCGGCGTATTCGGTCCCACAGAACACCTTCGGGCACTGCGCGCCATAGGTCTGCCCGACGCTCTGGTTCAGCGCGTCGATCAACGACACGCCGCCGATCTGGAAGCGGTGGTCGAGCAGGGTCGCCTTGCCGAAGATGCCGGCGACGACGGGTTCCTGGTCCTCGACCGGCGCCGCCCACGAGGTCGCGAAGACGTAGCAGCGCGCCCCGTCGAACAGGCCGCTGCCGAGGGCGGCGCGCGACAGCCCGGAGGCCCCGGCAATGCCTTCGATGTCGACCGAGGCCGGTGAGAATCCGGCGGTCGCCGACTGGCCGGTGAACTGGTAGCCGGCCGTCGACAGGTAGGTGTGCCCGCTCATCACCAGATCCCGAGGGTGGTCGGTCAGATAGATCGGCGACCCGGTGACCGGCACGATGCGCAGGCACAGGATGCGGTAGCGGTAATCAGCAACGACGGATTTCATGGCTGCAGTAGCTCGATGATGTCGATCGACCCGCAGTCGCGCATGGACTTACTCAAGGCAGTAATCTCGATCGAGGAATTGAAGCGACACGGCAGGTCGAATTCGCAGCCGGCCTTGATCACTTCGGAGGTTGGCGCCGGGGTGATGGTCACGCGCCCGGTGGTGTAATCGACCGACACGCCCGAACTGAGCGGGACGTCGTTCTTCGAGACGAGTACCGTGCCGGAAACCGGCTTGTACAGATTCCGGTACGGCAGGCCGATACCGAGCGGCGTCGCACCGCTGCCGTAGCCCTTGATCAACTGGTACACCCCGCTGGAAATCTTCGGTAGCACCCAGTCGGTGGCCGTCGGCGCCCCGGTGTGATTGTTGGTCGAGAAATCGTCAGCGCAGCGCACCCGGAAACCGGCGAACTTGCCATAGGCACGGTGATAGAGCGCCAGCACCCGCGCGGCCAGGTCATCGCGCAGCAGCGTGTAGTTGATCGTGAAGCGCCGCGCCGGAAAACCGTGGATCAGTCGCCGGTACTCGGCGCCACCGGCGGTGGTGGTGATTTCGACGGCGTACTCGTCGGCGTAGCTCGCACCCATGCGCACATCGACCGGTAGCCGCTCGGAGAGAAATTCCGGCATGTCGGCCCCTATGCAAAGCGCTGCGCGCGGCTGATCGCAGCGAGCACCTCGCGACCGACCTGACCGCCCGCCCGGCGCAACTCGGCGGCGTTGGCTACACCTTGGATATTGACGGTGACGCTGATCGAGTTCCCGCCGCGCACCCCGAGCTTGCCGTCCGAACCGCGGGCAAGCGGCAGGATCGCTTCCGGCCCGGCTTCGCCCATCACGCCCGCACCGGCGGCGAACGCGAAGAGGCGCGGGCTGCTGACGATCTGGCCCGAGAACCGTGAGAGGCTCGGCGAGCGGTAGACGCCGCCATCGGCATTCGGCAGCAGGCCGCCGAGCACCTTGAACGCGCTGCCCAGCAGCCCGTCACCGACGCCGCCCTTGGCGAGATCGCCGAACAACCGCTTGCCGAGATCGGCGGCGACCGCCTCGGCGATCATCCGCTGGATCGTCTCGCCGAAGCGCTTGAGCATGCTGCTCATGCCGTCCTTGAACGGGTCGAAGAGGAAATCGGCAAACGCCGACTGGATGTTCGTGGCGGCTGATTTGGCGAACTCGTCCATCACGTCGCTGGTTTCCTTCGCCTTCTCGCCCATCTGGATAAAGCCTTCGCCGGCTCTGGACGCAGCACGGCCGAAGGTGTCCATGCTGATCGCGCCGGCGTCGAGGAGTGCGACCAAGTGCGTGACTTCGGCGTCGAGCGCTTCGACCGGCGTGCGCACCGACTCGAAGACGCGCTGCCCTTCGGCGAAGACCGCCAGACGCTGGCGCTGCATGTCGGCCTCTTCCTCGGCGGCGGTCCTGGCGGCCTTTATCGCGTCCAGTGTTTCGGCGTAGCCGCGGGCAATCTCCAGGTTCGCCGCGGAGGCCGTCCTGTATTTGCCGTCGGCAATCGCCGCCTCGAGCTTCTCGACCTCGGTGAGTTCCTGCGTCGCCCGAATGCGGTCGCGCAACTGATCGACCAGGCGCTGGCCGTCGTCGATCGCCTTGGCAGCGCGCCCGCCACCGGAGGACTTGACCTTGGGAACGTTGAAGTTGGGCGCAGCGGTCTTGGCGGGCTCTGCCAACCCGCGCCCCCGGCCTTCGTTGCTGTAGTCGCTGAAAGTCTGTCCCGCGGACTTGCCGGCCGACAGGACACGCGCCGACCACGCGTCGATCGCCTTGCGACTCTTCTCGGCGTCCTCGCGCATCGCTTCACCGGTGTTCGCAAAGCCCTTGAAATCGAGCCTGGCCAGGGCGACCAGTTGCGCCGCCATGCCGCCGATCTCCGTGCCGATCGACTTGAACACATAGGCCACATTCCCGCCTACGACGATGATCGCGCGGAAGGCGTCCGACAGCGGGCTGAATGAACGACTGGCGCCGGTGCCTTCCCTGGCGATCTCCACCAGCGAATCGGCCAGCTCGTTGAGTACCGGCAGCAACTCGGCAGCGGTCTGCTTGGCGATCGATCCGAGCGCGGCATTGACCCGCGTCATCTGGTCGTTGAAGCGCTCCGCGGCCTGCGCGGTTTCCGTCGAGATGACGACGCCCAGCCGCGAGGCCTCGTCGCCCATCTCTCTCAGGCCTTGCGATCCGGCGTTGAGCAGCGGAATCAGATCGGCGCCGCTCCGCCCGAAGATGGCTTGGGCCAAGGCCGCCTTGGCGGCCGAGTCTTCGTAGCCGGCAAAGCGGTCGGCAACGTCGTTGAGCACGTCGCCCGAGCTGCGCAAGTGGCCGGCCGAATCCACTACCGAAACCCCGATGGCCCTGAATGCATCGGCCACCTCGCCGCTGCCGCCAGCGGCTTCGCCCATGTTCTTCGAGAGCTTCTTGAGACTGGTGGCCAGCGTTTCATTGCTGACAGCCGTCAGGCTGCCGGCGTACTGCAGGCGGGCGAGATTCTCGACCGTTTCACCCGTACGCTGCGAGAGTTTCGACAGACCATCGGCGGCGTCGATCGACGACGTGACCATCGCTGCCATGGCGCCGACGGAGAACGCGCCGGCGAGACCGGCGAAGGCGTTGGCGATGACCGACGAGGCCCCGGCAAAAGCGCTCTCCATGCGCTTGGCGCTCCTCTCGGCCAGACCGGAAACCCTGCCGAGGTCGCGCTCGATGTTCGCCAGTTTGGCGATGATGTCGATGGTTAGCGTGGCGAGGGCCATGGTTCAGTCGCTCCCTTGGTCGTTCTGGTGGTCGCGAATGGCAACCAGCTGGGTGATGAGGGCTTCGGGGTCGGAGACGCCGAGGAGATCAACGACGATCGGTAGCGCCGACCAGTCGATACCGCCCATCAGGTTCCAGGCCTGGACGGCGGTGGCGATGGGCAGCGGGGCCATTTGATTGCCTGGCTGAAGTTGCGCAGGAAGATCGCGCGCGCTCAACCAGGCGCTCAGTTTTTTAGCGCGTCCTCGATCTTCAGGACGTGCGCCTCAAAACCCTTGACGACCGCGTCGGCGATGCCGGCGAAGAGGTCCGGGCGATCCGACAGCCATTCGGCGCAGGCCTCCGTGTCGAAGGGCAGCGGATGCGGGTCGCCGCCGGGGATCAGGTCGCCCTCGGTGACGTTCTCCCAACCAACCACCAGCGAGAGGATGCCGCGCGCGGCGGACTCGCCCCGGATCTTCTCCTCGCGTTCGAGAGGGGTCGGGCGCAGGACCGTGAACACGAAGCCCCCAATTTCAACGCGCAGCTCGCGCGCCTTGCGAATCTTTGCGGAGAGGGCGCTCATGACGCGTAGTAGCTCGGCGTACCGGACAGGGTGATGACCGTCGGCGTGGTGACCAGCGCCTGCGCCTGGCCACCCGGCAGGAGCTGGCCGGCGGGGTAGCCGTTGAAGCACATGATCGGACCACCAGCGCCGAAAGTGAATTTGACGGCACGCTTGGTCTGCGTGTCCGAGGCCGCCTTGATCGCCAGCAGACCGGCGTCGCTGATGTCCCAGACGTTGGTGAAGGTGTACACCCCGGCCGTCGGGGTGCCCGGGATCTGCGTTTGCTGGGCGGCGTGGATGGTCGTCGTCGGAATGAAATCGAACTCGCCACCGGACGGACTGACTTCGGTCGCCGTGGTGACGCTGACGCCAAAGGTGATCTTCTGCGCGCTGCCGCTGGTGAAAGTGTCGAACAGCGTGGTATCGATGCCTTCGAGGGTGAAGCCGGCCCCGGAGACCGCCTTGACCCGGGCGACCCGGTCATTGAGTTGCCACATGCCCTCGACCGCGAGCAGCACGAATTCGCCATTGGCGAGGGTATTGGTCGCGGAGACGACACCTTCCGCTGCCTTGGTGACGGCGGTAATCGTGATTGCGGCGCCCAGCGCCGACTGCAGCGCGACGGCGACGTTCGACCACTTGCGGGGATTGGACATGGCATTTGCCTCCGAGAAAGAAAAACCCGCCAATCGGCGGGCGGGTGATGAAGAGGGGAAAGCTCAGAACACGTGCCACCAGTCGACCTCGACGGTGGCCGACTTGAGATCAGTCTCCGGGTCGATGCCGCTCGAACGATCGGCGACGCTGACGCCAACGACGGCCAGTGCGGTGGCGATTTCGTCGGCCACGGCGTCGGCCGCGGTGCGCGTGGGCGCCCAGGCGCTGACCTGAAAACGGACTTCTTCGGCGATCGGCTGGCCGTCATGAATGGTGCTGACCGGCGTGGTGCCGGCCCGCTGGTAGACGACCGCCGGCAGGGGATTGCCCTCGGGAATGGCGTCCGGAGTGATCCGGGTATCGACCAGGGTGGCCAGCGCGGTGCTGGCTGACAGGGCGGCATGGAGTTCGGTTTCGGCGGACATCATTCACTCCCCGTGTTGAGCCGGTTGATCTCGGCGGTTGCCGAGACGATGAANGCTTCGGCGACCTGTGGCAGCTTGCGGCTGGCGGGGCGCAGAAACGGGCGCGCGGTCAGCTTGCGTGTGCCGAACTCCAGAAACCGCCAGTAGTAGGGGTCGTTCGGATTGTTGGCACCGGCTGCGCCGAGCCGTTTCTGTCGGGCGCCGCGCAAGGGGCGGACACTGACAAACACACCCACGTCGCCGGCCCGCCGCGCGAACTTCGAAGTGCGGATGCTGATCGCCCGTTTGACGGTGCCCGGTCGGCGGTTGAGTTTCGGCTTCTGCCGTACCGGCGCTGCCAGGCGGGCATCGTCGCGTACCAGCCGCGCCGACACGCGCAGCGCCTTTAACAGTCCCTTGCGTCTGAGCTTGTCGGGCACGCGCGCGAGGATGCGCTTGAGTTCCTCGACGCCCTGCAATTGGACGGTGATGTCACTGCTCATGGTCAGAGTCCGTTCCGGATGCCGTTGATGGCGAGGATTTCCAGCGTGTGGCGGCCGGCACCGACGTCCGTCAGCATCACGATGTCGTAGGGCTCGTCGTGCCACAGGACACGCTGCTCGCGCACCACATCCGCCCGCCACCTGATCCGAAAACGCACGTCGGCGGCGTAGCGGGTTTGCTGGGCCGCGAAGAACTCGCGTCCCTTGAGCGGCCAGGCCTCGGCCCAGAGCGCGTGGTCGGCGGTGTCGGTAACCACGTCGGTCCAGCTGACGACTTCCTCACCGATGGCATTGCGGGTGACATTCTTCGCCTGCAGCCGGATGCGCTGCTTGGCCTGGCCGGGATTGAAGGTCGCGGTCATACCAGCACCACCCGGTACGGGTCGAGCAGGCCGTCGATGAACGACAAGGATTCGATCTTGCCGCTCGTCAGCAGGGCGACTTCCTCGCGGTGCGCATAGAGACTGCCCACGCGCAGCTTGATCCAGCTCTTGATCCCCGCGGGGACGCTGGCGGCATCGCCGTAGCCCGCACCGAAGACAAGCTGTACAGCACCGATCTGCGGCAGGGAAACGGGCCAGGCACTGCCGAACACCGGCGTCACGCGCGCCGGCTCGCAAGCCGTATCGGCGGTGTAGTCGGCTCGCGGCATGGTTTGTGTGGTGCCGGACATGTCGAGATACCTTATGGCGAGCACCGACTGGACGGGGCATTTCGGCAGCAGGATCGCGTGCCCCGGCAGCGAGAACGGCAGTCCCGCGGGAACGCCCGTCAGGCTCGGACCGGGGAAACTGTCGAGCACCAGTTTCCAGCGCGCGGTGACGAGTTGACGACCGGTGAGTGTCTCTGCCGCCTGGCGGGCCGCAGAGATCAGCGAACCAATCAGCGCATCGTCGTCGGCAGACTCCACCCGCAGGTGCAGCTTCGCCTCGGCGAGCGACACCGGTTCCTCTGCGGCTGGGGTGATGAGTTGCAGCGGCATGGGATCAGATCGCCTGGATCACCGCCGCCTGGTTGAAGACCTCTGCCGTGGCGTAGCGCGGATGCACACCGATGAGCTTGCCGGCGACGATGCTGGCGGCGACCTCGACGGTCAGCGACAGACGCAGGAAGGCGAAGCCGTTGTTGCTGTCGAGGTTCTCGGGCCTCAGGTTGATCAGCACCTGCTTGTTGTCGCCGCTGCCCTTGACGATCTGCCGGATCGCCTTGCCGCCGACGTCCTTGGCGCCGGTACCGGTGGCGTCGCGCGCCTGCTGGATCTTGGCGTCCAGGGTCGCCGCAGCGCCGAGAACGCCAGTCTCGACCAGCGCCAGAAACGCATGGAAGTTGGCGGCCGAGACCCAGGCGGTGGTGACGGTACCGGCCGCCTGGCTGGCCGGGTCGATGGTGGCGAGAATCGACAGCGTTTCGCTGCCTTTGAGGTTGGGGTACATGGATGTCTCCTGTGGAAAAATGGCTCCTGCCCGCGCCTATCGCGCGGCGAGCTGGATGTAGGGTGAGAGGGCGTTGGCTCCCTTGGCCGGGGCGATCGGGTTCTGGATCTTGGATTGGCCGTCCATGCGGAAGGTGGTGCGAAAGGCGGTCAGGTCGGCGTCGAAGTAGAGATGCATCGAGGTCGCAGTCTGCATGCCGCCAGCCTTGGTGATGGTCTGGTAGTACGAGAGATCGACCAGCAGCACGTCGCCCTGCGACGAGAAGGTGTTGGCGTGCTGTGAGACGAACACCGGGCGACCGAGCAGCGTGCCGTAGGGCGAGAGCTGGATGCCGCCGACCGACTGGCCGACCGGCAGGTAGATCGGGTAGTTGCCAAGCGTCAGGGTGAACAGTGCCGGCAGGACGTCGTTGTTCACGATCCACACAGCGTTGGTGAACGACCCCGGCGGCAGGCGGGCGATCATCTTGGCGAGGTTCTGCGTCAGCAGGGTTTGCGTGGCCTGACCGGATTCCTTGGCCACCGTGACGATGGCGCCGCCGTTCATGCAGCCGAGCGGGATGCCGTTGCCGGCGCCGAAGAGGATCGACTCGTTGGCTTTCCAGCGAATCGACACCGCGACCTTCTCCGGCAGGTAGCTGGTCAGCGCGTTGGCGTCGTCGAGCAACTCGTCGGTGGTCGGGACCAGCGCCATCAGTTTCTTCAGGCGCAGGGTCGCCAGCCCCAGCACCGGCTTGGTGGGCGTTCCCGAGGATGCCTCTCCCTGCCAGTACGCCCGGATGCCGTTGGTCCCCCAGGGGGTGGTTTCGTCCTTCGGAAATGCCATGCTGTTGCCGCTGATCTCGACGTTGTCGGTGAGCGGCAGGAGGGAATCCTCGCCGAGCGAGAGCCTGAAGATCTCCTGCGAGAACTGCGGCGGCACCAGAAAACCGCCATCCTGGCCGACGGCCTCGTTGCCGTAGTTGCTCGGTGCGGCGGCGCCGATACCGCCAAGCAGCAGGCGGGCGTCGATCGACTGGCCGGGTTTGTCGGCCTGATAGACGGCCTGCATGAATTCGCCGACGGAGCCGAAGCCGCGCCGGGGATCGGCTTCGCGGTTGTCGGTGACGATCGGGCCGATGACGTGTTCGACACCGATGCGTGCTTCATCGGCGATCAGGGCGGCTTCGCGGTCGATGGCGGCCGAGGCGGCGTCGATGCGCGCGCGCAGGGCGTCGAAGGCGGTGACTTCGTCGTCTGTCAGGTCGCGGTTCTCCGACGCGGCGAGGTCGGTCAGGCCGCGGGCCTCTTTGACCAGGGTGGTCTTGCGAGCCTGAAGCTGGCGCAGTTGCTTGCTCATGTGGTTCTCCAAAAGCTAGAACCCGCACGAGGCGGGTTCGAGGGGCACAAAAAAACCGCCCGGAGGCGGTTTGGGTGGGGACGGGCGGCGGGTCGTTTTACATAGGGGCGAGGTTCAACGGAGCGTCGCGGTAGAGGATTTCAATCGGTTGCGCTTGGGTCGTTCTGTGGGAACGACCGTTGAAAGCTTGGTTGCTGCCCTTCAAGTTTTGCGAGTCACTGGCAGTGGACGATCCAAAGGCGACGCACGGAGTCCGGAAAAGCGGCCAGTCGAAGTGGTGCTTCTAAAGCATCAACATTCGAGGTCAGATGTGCAGCGCTATCGCGCAGGGTCCCCCTCGATTGGAGGGTTGGGAATCATTGCCACTGAGCTGACTGGATTTACGCTGCTCAGTTCACCGCCACCTTGTATCATCTGCAGCGCCCTTGCCCATATTGCAATCTTCGCAAAGAATTTGTAAGTTTTTGATATCCCATTGATGTTGCGGATACCTCGACCGAGGCTTAATATGATCCACGTGCAGTATGACATTGTGAATCTCTGGACTTCTCCTACACAACGCACAGGCACGGCCATAACGCAGAAACGCATCGTATCGAAGTTTCTGCCAACGCCTGGATCGATAGAACGGCTCACCGTCTTCCGATTCCCTCGCGGCACGCGCTTCCATCTCTTCCCTTTGACGCTGAGCTGCCAGGTGTGTAAGGCGTCGTGATTCGTGTTCCGTACGTTCGCGTAGTTCTTGTTGCCGACGTAAGGAAGCCTGTGCGCACCACTCCCGCCATCTGGCGCTTTTTAGTTCCTGCTCGGCAGTCCGCGCTGCCGCTGCCGCAGAAACTTCGGCTTTCGGTGGATGCTGAGGCTGACGAATGTCGGGGGCTCGGGGTGGACGGCCGCGCACGTACCCCACAAGTGAATCCCAGAAACGGTGAAATGCATTGGTCATTGCCAATATGAAGCCCGATGATTGACTTCATCCGCCTCGCGCGGCGTTATGCGCGAGGTCAGGTTAACTGCCAGATTGGGTGGCGATGGGCTTGGAGACACAGTGAAGTCGGATACTGACAAGAGGCAACCTACTTGAACAGCTCTACCAGAGTACCGACAACTGTTGCCAGGCCCACCACCGCCGCGACAGTAAATGATGCCCAAGTGGCCAGGCGCTGGGAGCGCTGTAATTCAAGCATCTTCAATTCAATGTTACGTCTATCGAGGTCGTGATATTCCTGAAAGAACCGCTCAGAGTCATGTCTGGCTGATTGGAGTCGTTGCTCATCTGCCGCTCGGGCTTCGGGGTCGCCGTACCCCGATCCCGGTTGAAATAGCTCGGCGGCAAGCCGAGACGCGCTTTCGCTCGCTGATAGCCACCTTCCGCGGGCCGCCTGTACGTCGTCGTTTTCCAGTCGTGGTTGCGTCATTTCTTCATACCGACGCGAGCGCTACGGTGACTTGCTCGCAAGAACAGCCACAAGGCCGGTGATCGCACCAATGACACCTGTCAGTGCGGAGAGCCAAACGGCCCAATGCGCGCGCAGTTCATGGCGAGCCTTGATTTCACCACGGATCGCCTCTCGAAGGGCTTGGACTGCTGTGGTTGTAAGGCACCAATGCCCCGCGTGACGTGTCTGTTGCCAGTGCTCAGACACGGAGTTGTCCTTGTTGTAGATCTGCGGGATGGGAAGCCGAAGGTGGCGAGCCTGTGCTCGAAGTTGCCGAGAAAGGTAGAAGTCTTCATCTTCGGTATGAAGATCGATGTCCAACCTCCACTCCTGCTCGATTTCCTCGATTTTCTTTGGATCGCTTTGCTTCTTTGCAGCCGCCAAGTCGCGCGCGTAAGACCGGTCGAGCAGCGACCGCTTCCAAGCAAGACGCACGCTCGTTGGCATGGGTAACTTGTTGACTATGCGCAGGAGTATGTCCACGGTTTGGCTCTGCGGTGGCTAACGAATAGCGTTTATCTGCCGCCCCGAAAGCGCCCGGCTGAATCGCTGGCGAGCAGCTCACACGGCAGGTCGATAGCATACACCCAGATTGCTTGAATGACTGCTTTGGGCAGGTTTCTTCAGCGTCTCTTGCTGGCCGGCTGCACTCATTGGAATTCTAAACCTGAACGGCCGGAAACGCGTGCAAAGCAACCCATGAATCGAGCAATTCCACCCATCACGCTCGGGTACCCAAGATATCGAGTTCCCGTTGCGCCTGAGCCAAGCGACTCACCTTCGGCCTGGCGACGGACCTCGGATCGCGCCGCATCTTCCTGACGACATCGTCGAAGGTGGCGACCCCATCGATCATGCCTTGCGCCTGCGCAGCCTCGCCGCCGAGCACACGACCCTGACCCATGCCCTCGCGCACCTGCGCGATCGGCACCCCGCGCCCGCGCGCCACCGCCTTGGTGAAGGTGGCGTAGTAGTCATCCACGCGCGACTGCATGAACCCCTGTGCCTCCTCATCGAGCGGCACATACGGATTGCCTTCGACCTTGTACTTGCCGGCCGAGATCAGCGTCGGCTTGACGCCCTTGGTGACAAACGCCTGCGAGTAATCGAAGTGCGCCTGCCAGACGCCGATCGAGCCGACCTCGCCGCATGGTGTGACGTAGAACTCCGACGCCGAGCAGCCAATCCAGTAGGCCGCACTTGCTGCCAGACTATTGGCGATCGCTACCACGGGCTTCTGTGCCCGGGCACTGACGATCTCGTCGGCGAGTTCGGACACGCCATAGACACTGCCGCCTGGACTGTCGATATCGATCAGGATCTGGCTGACCGAGTCATCCGCGAGCGCCTGGCGCAGAGCCGAGGCAAACTGCTGCGTGCTGACACTCCCCGGCCCGGAGACATCGTCGACCATGTTGCCGCGCTGGGTGACGACGCCGTACAGCGGCAGGACCGCAATACCGCCACTGGACACCGCTGTGGCCGCCTGCCGGCGTGCTTCGCGCACGCTACGATCTGCCGCGATACCCATGAGCACGTCCTCACCCGCCGGAATATCCTGCGACCAGCGCGCCAGAACCGCCGCGACTGCGTTCAGCCGTTCAGGCATCAGCGCCCACGGCGTGGTCAGAAATTCAGCAACCAGCAAGTGGTGGTTCATCGTGTCATCCCCATCGTCATTCGCTCTGTGCGTCTTCATCGTCTTGCGGCCCAGTCACATCCTGCGCAGGCCGCTGGTCCTGCCCGGCATCGCCTTCCAGATCCTCGGCTGACCCTTCCTCGACCATGTTCAGTGGCCGCAACGGCTCGTCCAACCCGTCGAGTGGATTCAGGTTCTCGGCGATGCGTGCCTCGTTGCGTGTCAGCCAGCCGTTTTGGATCCCGCTCTGGTAGTACGACGACCGGCTGGCGGCGTCGCCGCGCATCAGGTTCGCAAAATCAAACTCGACCTCGAGATCGTCGCCGTCGAGCAGCAACTCGGATTCGATGCTCGCTTCCCAGCGCTCGGCCCACGGCGTCATCGTGTGCATGACGAATTCCAGGCTCTGCTGCTCGATGTTCGAGAAGGTCGCGCGATCGAGATCAGCGATCATGTGCGGTGGCACCCGAAACAGCCGCGCGATGTCGGTGATCTGGAATTTCCGGAGTTCGAGAAACTGCGCGTCCCGGTTGGTCACGCCCACCTCGTGGAACTTCATGCCGTTTTCCAGCACGAGTACCTTGCCGCGGTTCGCGCCGGACTGCGCCGCCTGGTAGGACTCGCGAAACACCTTCTTGGCCTCGCTGTCCTTGAACGACCCCGGAAACTCGATCCAGCCGCCGGTCGGCTTCGCGTCGTTGGCGAAGAAGCGCGCACCGTAGTCCTGCGCCGCCAGCGCCATGCCCAGACTCTCGCGCGCCAGCTCGATCGGGCTCATGCCCATCAAACCGTCCGACGACAGACCACGCAGATGCCAGATCTCGCCCCGCGGCAGTATGGCCTCTACGCCGAGCCGATCGGTCACCCGATAGCGGTAGTCACCGGACGGCATCAGTTCCATCCTGATCCGGTCCGGGTGGATCGGCATTAGCTCGACGATCTCGCCGCGGCGGTTGGCGACGATCCGGTTGTAGGCGTTGCCCCGGAGTGCCAGATGACCCTGCAGCATCTCGCGCCACTCATACGGGTTCTGGTAACGATTCGGACGCTTGGCCAGCACGCGGTACAGCCAGTGATCCGTCACCCGGTCTTTGCCGCCATCGGCGCGCTGCCGGTAGAGCACGAACGGCAGGGACGCCATTGTCTCGGCCAGGATGCGCACGCTGGCGTACACCGCCGCCACGCGCATGGCGTTGTCCGCCGATACCCGCATGCCGCTCGAGCTCCGCATCGTGACCGGCTCGAACCAGAAGTCACCACCGGGCGAACGGTCGTCACTCGAGGCCATCCAGCGCGAGAGGAAGCTGAACATCCCCATCAGAGCATCACCAGCTCGTAGTCTGCACCGAGCACCACCTGGGTGCCGGGCGTGATCGCCCGCGACAGTGCCATGATCAGTGCGACGATGCCGTCGATCTTGTTCTCTGGACGTTCCTTGCGCGGGTAGATGTTGTCCTTGGCGTCCAGGTGCGCCACGACGTTGCTCACCATCCACCCCAGCACCGGATCCCCGTCGTGGATCAGTTTTCCTTGCAGGACCAGCGCCTCGAGCGTCTTCATCGGTTCCGAGAAGTTGAGCACTGTCGGTCTGACTTCGATCATCGGTAGGCCCTCAGCCAGCATCCGGGTCGACAACTGCGTCGCCTGGAACGGGTCGAAGGCGACCGCCTGGATGGCGAAGCGCGAGGCGAAGTCCACCAGGTCGGCCTCGATCCAGGAGAAATCAATCACGTTGCCCGGCGTCACCGTCAGCCGCCCGCTGCCCATCCAGCCGGGGTACTGGCTGTTGCCGGTGGCGTGAACCGTGTCCTCGGGCAGGTAGTAGCGACCGAACACTGCAAAGCCGCCGTCGATTTCCTGGTGGGCGAAGACCAGCAGCAGGGCAGCGATGTCGGTCTTGCTGGCCAGATCGAGGCCGATCCAGCACGGCTGTCCCGCATAGGAGTCGATATCAAGCCCTTGGTCGGCGCAGCGATCCCAGGAGCGCATGTCCATCCACGCGGTGTCCGCATTGACCCACTCGTTGAGATGCTTGGTCTTGAAGTTGTTCACCGCGCTCGGCATCTGCATGGCCTTGGCCTGCAGCGGCGCCAGCACTTCCGGGCGCACCGAAATACCCCAGTTCGGATTGGCCTTGATCAGCGACTCTTCGAGCGTCCAGTCGTCCCCGTCATCGAGCCCGTACACGATGCCAAATTGGCTGTCGTCCGCGAACACGCCGTCGAGCAGGCGGGTGACGAAGGTCCGGATCTCGTAGCAGATCCCCGAGCGGTTGCTGCCGGCGGTGGTGATCACCCACAAGAGCGAGTTGTCGCG